CTTCTACAACAAGGCAGACGTGCTTACTGTCGTGCATCGTAATGCAACAGTCGCACCGCAGAATGTCGAGTTGATATGGAGAAAGGTACGCTTCAAGATGACAGGAACCCCCGGTCAAATCATGGTGAGGTATAACCTTGCTACGGGATGTTATGAGGACAATTATGGATAAAGTTGATTTAATGTTGAGACTTGCTAGTCTTACATCGTCGAAGAGCGATAGCCCAAAAAAGATTATCTCTATCATGGGTCCAGTGTTGCCAATGCCTGACGAGTTTTTGACAGTTGAGGAATTCAACGAGGCACGGATTGAATGGAATAAAAAAATGCAGTCTTTGATTGAAAGTGTTGAAAGAATAGAAAGACTAAAGGGGGATTGACCCCCTTAGTTTCTTCGTATTTGGTCAGCTTGAAGCATTAGTAATACTTCATTCGGTATTCTTCCTATTGGTGCTATGAAGGAATTAAGTGACTGTAGGTTAGATATGTAACCTATGTCTTCAGAACTATCACCTAGAATAGCATTAGCATACGCATTGTATAACTGAGCAATCCTGAAATCGTCTGTTGTGTTCATGATTAGATTAGTTATTTTTTCATTCCACTTCAGCAGTGGGCTATTGAATGTCTTCACATAATAACCTTTATGAGACTCGTCGTATCCAACATGAACGGTAATATGTTCTATATTTGATGGTATTCTATACTCACTCACCTTCAAGCTCCTTTATGTCTACATAGAAATGATTGCTGTAGAAACTTGCCGAATGTGTTTTATCTTTTGGGTATCCTTCTGACACCATCCATTCGATCATACTGTCAGGTACAGGATTAGGAACAGGCTTAGGGAAACCGTATTTCCATCCAGATGGCGGGTCTACCATATGAACTAGGTTGTGGTTCTCAGGATGCCTATCGTATTTATGCGTAGACTTCTTCTTGAGTGGGATCTTCTTCGCGTTAGACATAGTTTTGTTTACGCTTTTAATCGCCAACATTGTTGCTCTCCTTACGAGTTATCATAATCCCAAGCAGTAGAGGCGAGATGCAAATGACTGCTATCCCAATATAGTGTAATACGTCCATCATCACTCTTTCTCCTTTAATGCGGCAACAACCACTTCATAAGATAAACGTAACTCTTTTAGTTCTTCTCGCAGTTTATCACATTCAGTTCTGGCATAATCATAGTGCATCTGTAGGTCTGAGTTAGCTAACCTTAGCTGTTTAATTTCTTGTATGACACGATGCCTGATTTTGTATTGCTCTTCTATGATGTATCCATCGTATTCTTTGAGTTCTTTTATGGCATCCATCACTCTTTCTCCGACTCAAGGTCGTCAATGTGTGACATAAGCGTTTCAATTACCAACGCAGCCAGTATCATAAGTAGGGCAGCAGCTATCTCAATGTCCATCACTCTTTCTCCTTCAGTGATTCTTGTGCAATCCTCACAGCTTCCATAACAAGCCATAACAAGTAACCCTCGGCGGCGGTCATGGGTTGAGGTATTCCCTCTGACCCCGCATACACCTCATAAATTTCCCGCAGTGCTTCCCGCAACCGCTCAATCTCATCGGCGGCTAACTCCCCAAGTACGAAAGCATCAAGGTCAGAGGTTGTTGATTCGCGCAATAGCTTAACGATATCCATCACTCATCTCCCTTTAGTGCGGCACAAACGGGGTTAAATAAAAGTTTTTCTGTTATCAAAATGATTTTTTTATCTTCCCCTGTGGGTTTGACAAATCTTTCATTTATGGAATTTTTATCATCCCATTTCATTGACACAGATTTTCTATTCTTTGGCAGACCTGCTGTTTCCCCAATTTTTTTCCAATTATCAGCTAAGTATACCGAACCCGTTTTACCATTACCAATAGTTGTAACTATTGCTAATAAATTGTCTCCATATGTTTCATGCCAATCATTTGCAGCCCTGTTTCTTATTTTTTTTAAAATTTGTGTCCCCATGTTTGGAATGCTCTTTGCCATTGCAAACCTTTTATTGTCAGCAACGCAATTAAAAATAAGATCAAATTGTTTTTGGGAAACATTAAAATGATTTAGGATGGCCTTTGGCGTAGGCTTAAACCCACTACCAATCCAAAATGTTCCTACATCCTCTTCCCCATCATTGATAATATACTTGATACATCTGCCAACAGTTTTTGCAGAAGCAACATAAGAATGGTGCTGAATAACAATATTATCAGCAATTTTTTTATCTTCTTTTGTTTTTGCTATGCGGATATTTATATCCATCACTCTTTCTCCAGTGTGTCTTGCGCGATTTTCTGTGCTGACTGCATCTTTGCAATCCGGTGGAGCACTTTCTTTACTCGATTGGTTTCTTTAATAAACACGTCCATCAATTCAAATGCTAGTTTCTTGTCTTCCCGTAGCTTGATGATCTCGTCTGCTGCTTCAGCACACCACTCACCTTCTTGGCTCCAACTGATGTCAACGGTTCGTAAACGGTCAACGATGTCCATTGTTATACTCCCATTGCTTTTGCTAATAGATCCTTGTCGTCGATCTGACCACGATACTTATTGACCAGACGCTTACCAAGTGCCGCCTGTTTAAACGTCAACTTAGAGTTCATCGCGAGTGACCTTCCAATGTCAGTGTCCAGTCTGTTAAAGCCAACGTTGTTCTTGGTACGAGCACCGTCATAGTCCATACTGGAGATAACCTGCAGACATTGCAAGATAGCGGCTGACTGATCCACAGATATTTTTTCAGCATCAGTGTCGATGTTTAAACGTGTTGTCGATGCAGTTGTCGGCGGGTCTGGAAGAACTGGAATGTCAAGGTCTGTGACGGCGTTATGCTTGTCCAGTGCTTGATCAATGATACCCATCTTCGCGACAATCGACCGGGCCATGTTGGAATCGATAGAGCCTTCGAGTACCAGATGTTGCACCAGAACGGATTCCTTCTGACCGATACGATGAGCACGATCCTCTGCCTGTAAGAGATCAGCAGGTGTGTACGTAATCTCAGCGAACACAACGTGTGAAGCGGCTGTTAGAGTAATACCAACACCAGCCGCCTTGATATTGCCAATGAAGAATAGACACGATGGATCATTCTGGAACCTGTCAACTGCCTCTTGACGTGCCGTCATGTTGACTGATCCAGTCACCTTCACAGCTTCCTTGCCCAATGCTTCATACAAAGCATCGATAACGACGTGATGATGCGCGAAGACAATCACCTTGCCGGAGCAATTCTTCAGGTGCTCAAGGACATATGGTATCTTCGCGACTGCTGTGTCTCTACGTGCGATGGCAATTTCCTGAAACGCCGCTGACGCACCGTCACGTAGCTTGTTGACGGCATCTTTGTACACGTTGATATCATCAGAAGCTTTGGACAACTCGACAGCAACACGTAGGTGATGCAGTTGTTCCATTGCTTTGGACATGACCTTGACTTCATTGTCAATCTGTACCGTCGCCCCATTCTTCGGGAACTCAATGATCTGCCTCCGCTTGGCAGGAAGATCCTTCAACACGTCTACTTTGAGCCTACGCACCATGATCGTAGAGCGAAGCTTGTTCTGTAACTCGTCAAGGTTAGTTGCCCCTGCGTCATCGAAACCAAAGCGTCCCTTGTGTGCTCCACAATAACGATACGCAAAGCGATAGTAGCTGTTGTATGTAACTGGGTCTAAACTGCTGATCAAACTCCATATTTCTTTTGGCCTGTTCAGGATGGGTGTCCCCGTCAGGAACAACCTGCGTTTTGCCTTGATTGGTTTGAGTTCACTCATGACTTTGCTTTCTTTTTGTTGATCTTGCCGCCAAGTACAGCGACGGTGCGTTGAGCCTTCTGGTTCTTGAGATAGTGAGCCTCGTCACAAATTAGCAAGTCCCACTCTACAGCATCGATCTTGTCACGATGCCTGTCCACGATGTCATAGTTTATGATTACGATGTTGCAGTCCACAGGATAGTCATTGGCAACAGCAACACCACACTTGAGAGGCTTTGTGCTCCACTTGTCGAACTCACGTTGCCAGTTGATCCTCAACGTAGCGGGGCAGATAACGAGTATCTTCTCCGCACCAGTAACATTCGCCACGCCAATAGCTTGGATCGTTTTACCCAAGCCCATCTCGTCTGCGATAAGTGTACCCGCACGTTCAGATGCGTATACAATCCCTGCCTTCTGGTATGGTAGATACTCCAGCC